AGTAAGTTAACCACAGCAGATTTACAATTAAACAAAATTAAGAACGTACAGTACGTTCGTGAACAAGGAAGTATCACAGAAATGTTTGACATTATATTTTTAAGTTACAATGAACCTAAAGCAGCAGAACGTTTTGAGAAGTTACAGCAACGGGTAAGTGAACTTGCTACAGTATCCAAACGTAAACCTAACCTAATATGGATTAAAGATATAGACGGCATATTTAATGCTCACCAGCATGCTAGTAACCGTGTTACTAGTAATATGTTTTGGGTAGTTGATGGCGATGCTGATGTATTAGACAGTTTTGACTTTTCATACATGCCAGATGTATATGACGAAGAAGTAGTTCATGTATGGAACAGTATGAACTTAATTAACGGACTTGAATACGGTTACGGCGGTGTTAAACTATTCCCAACGCAAATGGTTAGAGATGCAACTACATGGGGACTAGACTTTACAACAGGACTAAGTAGTAGATTTAAGGCTATACCTGAGCTTAGTTGCTACACAAGATTCAACACAGACGCTTACAGTGCGTGGCGTAGTGCGTTTAGGGAGTGCGTTAAACTATCACTCAACGATGATATAGAAAGCAAAGAGCGTTTAGATGCATGGCTAAACCCTAACCCAGATGCAGACTTTAAAGATGACGCAAAAGCAGGTGCAGAACAAGCGGTGGCGTTTGCAAAAGAGAACAAGGATAATGCGGAAGTGCTATTAAACATTAATAACTTTGATTGGCTAAAAATACAATATGAACAAGATAACACTTAGTGATTGGGATAGCGTACACCACTGGTTAGATGACTGTGGTGTTAATATTCCGCCTACACTTATACACGAAGTAAACACGAACAAGTACCCTAAGGATGCATTCAGCATAGGGCAACTAGTAAGCAAAGCATGGCTATTGCACACACTTGCTAATACTAGTATACAGTCTTACCAAACATGGGCTATACTAGGTTGCTGGGTAGGAGCATTAGTTCCTCTATTACACAGAGCTATACCTATAGATAGAATCTATGGTTTTGACATGGACCCTAAAAGTATTGAACTAGCTGAATATCTTAACAGGCAATACTTACCGGGCTGGAAGTTCAAAGGTATAGTTGCTGATGTAAATGAACTTAATTGCCAGAATATGGAATTTATCACAGAAGGGGAGTTGATTTCTGTAAAACCTTATGCTATAATAAACACGAGCTGTGAACATATGAACAACGACTGGTTTGACAGTGTTGGTAATGATCAATTAATTATTATGCAAACTAATAACTCAGACGAGTACGACGATCATATAAACACTTGCTCTAGTGTCGAGGATATGCAAGAACGCTATCCTTTAAAAAGAACTTTGTATGCCGGAGAACTAAAGATACCAGTGTACAGTAGATTTATGCAGATAGGATATAAATGAAATACTTTACAAGGAAGATGGTTACGCACAAAGACTTAAACTCTAATGCAACATTATTTGGAGGCAGAGTACTTGATTGGATAGATGAAGAAGCATACATATATTGTACTTGTCAGTTAGGCAATGATCGTATTGTTACTGCTAGTATGACTGACATTCAATTTGTTTCTACGGCTGTTAGAGGCGACATAGTTGAGATTGGGATGGATACTATTGCTATGGGAAGAACAAGTATAACAATTAATTGCATAGTGCGTAATAAAAAAACTAAGCAGATTATTACCACAATTAATAAATTAGTATTTGTTAACTTAGGTAATGATGGAAAGCCAGCACCTCATCACAAGAGCATGGATGCCTTACTAGTTGATTCTACACCCTACGAACATAACAGAGGAAGAACATTAAGTGACTAAAGTAATAAACTTTTATGGCGGTCCTGGCTCAGGCAAGAGCACTCAAGCATCAGGCTTGTTTTACAAAATGAAAGCACAAGGTTATAGTGTTGAACTAGTAACTGAATTTGCTAAGGAATGTGTTTGGGAAGGTAATGTACCTATGCTCAAAGACCAACTATGGGTACTAGCACATCAACACCGCAAACTAGTAAGACTCAAAGACAAAGTAGATTACATTATTACAGACAGCCCTGTGTTGCTTAGTATTGTGTATCGTAATGTATACGACGGTCCTATGTACACAGACGTTATGGATAAACTAGCATTAGAATGTTATAACTTATATGACAACATCAACGTAGTACTTAAACGCAGAGACCAGTTCGATGACGTTGGTAGAGCACAGGACAAAGCACACAGTCAACAGATAGACAAAGACATAGTAGCTGTGCTAAACGCTAACAGCTGCCCTTACAATGCGTTACACGTTACGGAAAACACCGTTGATACCATACTTAAAGGGTTGTAGTGTACAAGTGTATATGCCACGCCGTAGTAGACGGTGACACAGATCGATATCATCTTATAGGCTCCAAATGCGGAAAGTGTTTAAAGTGTCCTATGTCAAAAAAGATGTGTAAGAAGTTTGCAAAGAAAAATACCAAGTTACTCAAGAAGCAATGTATAGACTGGCCTGAACTAGAACTTCCACCAATCAACTTATACAACGCACCAAAAACACACTCATAAAAAAGCCCCCTTCCGGAGGCTTAAACTTATAGAAGTTCTTCTTTAGAAGTACTTACTAAAGATAGTGTCAGCATCTTCTTTTACTGTTGAATATATTAGATCCAAGTCTAACATAATCTCAACCTTTATAATAGCATGCTTAGTATCTATCTTCTTTAACCAATCTTGCATTTCGTCTATAGTAAATGTTTCTGCAATATTGCTCGTATCGAAATCAACTTTGTCGCCGGTTTCAAATGTTACTGTTATCTTAACAATAAATCTTTTAGGGATCTCAGTAGGGTTGATATCCGACAAAAAACTTTTATCCTTAAATTTGCCCTTGTTCTTCGATTTACCAACAAGAACGATTCGAGCTGCTTCACCCTGCCCTGCCATACCGCCTCCCTTGACGTTTGTACGCCTGTTAACTAACTAATGATTTTTTTTGGTCTACCTGGTCCTTTCCTCGGCTCGAGGTCTGGATTTAAGCGGTAAGCTTCTTGTCTTTTAGCTTCTGCATCATTCATAATAGCATGTGCATCGTCTTCTAAGATAGTTGCTTGTTGTAGTAAGTTAAGAGCAATTTGTGACTCGTTAACATCGCCTTCCATGACTGGTGCATTAGCTGCTGCTAATGTTGGGTCGCTTTCGGCAACAACTGGGTTAGCAGTTACAGGTTGGTTATCAAGGTTATCCATTTGTTGAATTGCGTCTGTCTTTAGAGGTGGATTAGAATTGTTTCCAATCTTTCTTATCTCAGCATTAACTTCAGCGAGAGAAATACTATCAGCTGGCGTTGGCGTTAAATTTACCAAGTTTACTGATACCTTTTCAATTCGTTTGTCAAAATGTAATTGTTGTAGCATGTTACTGCCATCACTAAACTGACGTCTATCTAATACATCAGCAATTTCATTTGCTTCTTGTGCTTCTGCACTTTGGACAATATTCATTAATGCATCGTGTTGTGCATCTGGTAAGTTAGTTGTTTGTACAATTAATGCAAAATCTGATTCACCTGGTACTTCTCTATAGAGAACTACACAAGGCTTTTCGCCGACTTTACCTACATGTTTCATTGGAGTAGCCATAATTTATTCCTCTGACGCTGCTTCTTCTGGAGCGTCTGTTTGCTCTTCTTCGCGTTCAGCTTGTTGCTGTTGAACGTATGATAAGAACGTGTTTAGTTTGTCAAATACTGCACCTACTTGGGTAAGTTCAGCACCTCGGAAAGCACCACGTTGTGTTGATAGATCAACAATCTGTAATAGTGTTCCTAAGTCAGAAAGATTAATACTTTCTGGAATTCCTGCTTCAGCACCTGCTTCAGCTTCTGGGACATCTGGCATTTCTGCTTCAATGTTTGATGTTTCTTTTGTCATTTAAATAACTCCTAATAGTTTATGTTTAGTATTTAACAGATGTTTTAACTGTTACTGGTAATTTGTGGCGTGTTTTTCTACCATATTAAGAAAGTCAATTTGATCATTTAATATTTCAAAATATGCTGTAAAATTACAGTAGCCTCGTTGGATATAATACAGTCCTCTAGCATTAATGCCTATATACTCTAACAAACCTGCCTCAACTACACCGTCTTCGACATAACTGGGTTTAGTGTTTGCAACTCTTGCTCGTTGTAATAACATTGTTTCGGCTAAGCTACCGCGGCATTGGCATAACTTATCAAACTCCCATTCGGAAAGTTCGTTTCTATATATAGGTTGTATACTTCTAGCACTACTGAATGTCATTAGTCTTCCCTTGAGTATGGTACCGTTATTCCAAACGGTGAGGTTGGTGGTTGGCCGCCGTACCCGGTGCCGTGTACTATAAATAAACTATCACAATAATGTTCATCACCCCAGCTACCCCATGGGTATCCGTCTGTGAACATAATAAACTTCTTAGGCTCGATACCTGCTTCTTTCATGTAGTCGTAACAGCAATCAAACTCTGTACCGCCGCCGCCTACAAGTTCGTAGTCCATAAACTCACCCATGTTCATATCATCGAATTGTTGTGGGTTATGTACTTCTGTGTCGAAGCAAAACAAATGTATCTTAAAGCCTGTGTACTGATCGAAGATGCCTTTAACTTCACTTAGAAAGTCGCGTGACATAATGTCATCAATACTACCTGACATATCTAATCCAATAGCAACATCTATTGATTGCTCATAGTCCATAGCAGGAAGGAAGAAGCCACTGTCCATTCCTTTACGACTTGATCTGCTAAAAGTGTAGTCACTTTTGATAACACTTTGGATTTGCATAGCAAGTAATGTTCTCCAATCGAGTTGCGGGTTAACCAACTGGTCCAACATGCGTTTAACACCGTTAGGTAAATTACCAGCATCACCTGCAGCCTTAGCGGCTTGCATTGTAGCACTCTTAAATTCTTGCTTAATCTTTTCCTTCTCATCAGCAGTCATTGGGACTGGGCCTTTAGTACCATCTTGTACATTAGCTTCTTGTCCAACACCACCAGAGCCATCGTCATCGCCTTCTTCGTGTTCCATGTGCATATCAAAACTTACTTGCTTAATGCGACCTTGCTCGTCTGCTTCTTGGTAAAGTTTGTCATATACATCTTCACTCATCATGTCGTTGTACTTGTGATCAAAGCATACTTCAATGATCTCTTTACGAATTCTACGACCTAGTTTAGCAATTTCAAGTTCTAAGTTAATAACATAGTCGTTTGCTACATTCCAAAGTTGGTGTATACGATCACCTCGTCTGTTTGGATCCATATGATCGTAAACACAATGCAGTATCTCATGCCCCATTAACCAAATGCACTCGTCTTCAGTTAGTGCGGCAGTAAAGTGTCTGTTGTAATAAAAATGTTTGCCGTCTGTAGCGGCAGTTGGGCACCAATCAGTAGCATCAATTAACACTAGCCTAGTTGCTAAGTTGCCAAAGAACGGTGCGTTCATTAGCATATCAACTCTAGCTTTAATTAGAATGTCTTCGATTTCTGCAGATGTTTTGTCAGTGTCAGGGACATTAATAGCCGGCTTAGGTGCGTCCGTTGTGTCCTGTTTTGCGAAAGAATATGTCATAAGTCCTACCTTGTTTGTTCTTATACTGTATATTATACAGTGATTATGTGCTAAGTCAAGTGTTATATATGTACTTTTTACCCTACTAAAACAACAACTTACAAATAAAAAGCCCCCGTTTCCGAGGGCCAAAATCCTTATACTAGGTAGGGAGTAACATAGGTAGGCGTATAAGGATTTTAAACTGTCCTAAACGATGTACTTTAAGTACTTGTCGTTAAAGGTAGATTGCACATCTTTGTCTAACACCTTACGGAAGTTAAACACGATCTTGTAATCTTTCATTAGTGTCTTCAATGAAAAGATAACCATCTCAGGCTCAAAGTTATTGAAGGCAAAACGAATCATATGGTTAAGCATTACGCCCATGTCTTTGTCGACACTACCTGCTTCTTTATATGCTTCGTTAATTTCGTATGCAAGTCCTACCACCAAACTATACTTGGCTGATATTTCTTTTGCTACTTTGGAGTTCAACTCCTTTACCTTACCGTTAAGGATATCAGTTGGGTTAGGCAAGTCCGAAGCAATCTTACGATGCTCGTTAAACTTAATAGCCATCCCCTCACCAATAGCACCTGCAAGTTCTACAAGTTGCTCTTTACGATCTGCATCTGCAAAGCCCGGTACGTTAAGGATTTCACTTACATAAGACCATGAACGTGGAGTAGCAAACGCTTGTGAGCTAGTCTTTGGATCAAAGTCAAATAAGTCTTGCTTGGCATATGATAAGTAACCAACAACTTCACTGTGGATGTTATTGTTCACTGCCCATTGCTGCCAATCTTCAAAGTTCACTTCCATATTAATATGACGGAACCTGTTTGCTAACGGAGCCGGCATTCTAAAGGTAACACCTCTATCAGTCTCTCTGTTACCAGCCGCTACAATTCTTACATTGCTTGGCATTTGGTATTGACCAATCTTACCGTTAAGGATCAACTGGTACGAAGCTGCTTGCACACTTGGAGGTGCTGAGTTCAACTCGTCTAAGAACATTACAATTGTGTCGTATTGTTCTGCGAGCTCCATGCTAGGAAGGTCAACTGGTGGAGACCATTCCATTTGATTTGTATCTGGGTTACGGAAAGGATATCCTCGTAGATCCGTTGGCTCCATTAGTGCCAAACGAATATCAATCATAAGATTGTTACCTGGAAGATTTTCCGTTATTTTTGCAACTAATTCAGACTTACCAATACCTGGTGCTCCCCAAAGGAAGATGGGCCTGTTAGCTGCCATTGCTCTTTCAACAATCGGTGTTACCACTGATGCTCTTGCTGTTACTTCATTCATATAAAACTCCTACCTTTTATGTTTAACCTATGTAAGTATTATACTATAGGACGTCGTGTATGTCAACCGTTTTGATATCGCCTACACCGTACATTTTAAAGAAAGATGCTTCAGCTTCTTCCTGCGTCATTTGTACTTCATTGTATGCTGAACGCTCTTCTGCATTAAGTGTTCTCCATTCTACAAAGTTTTGACGATGCGAAACCCCTGGCTTATAAGTGAATTGAAAATCTGACATATCGTTACCCCTTCTGTCTTTGTTATGTATATATTATACTATTTTAGATGGGGTATGTCAAGTAGAATAATTACTTTAGTTTTCAATGACTTAGTCACAAGAAAAGGGCATAATGCCCTTTCCTAACGTAAATTGCTGTTACTTAACGTTAACTGATACTCTAATGTAATCACCTAACATTGGCTCTTGCTTACGCCTAACAGTGTAAATTTCGTCACCGAGTTCCACGTCTACGTTGTATGATACTATGTCTCTAGCATAATATCTGTGAGTTTCTACAGTTTCGACCATTTCACACTGGCTATTCTTTGTAGCCGCTCTGCTGTTACCAATCTTATTACCAACAACTGCGCCAAGTACTTTAGCTATTTCATTGCCTGATCCGCCACCGATTTCGTTACCAATGCCGTATCCAATAACAGTACCAAGTAAGCCTTCCTGACTACCGAAGCCACCGTTAACGCCTCGTTCAATTAATCCTTTGCTATTCCTGCGACCTGCGTCTGTACACACAGATTTTATAACAGGCACAGTCTCAGTCTTTACTACGTTGCCAAATATAGGCTCAACGTCTATAACTCTTGCTGTTTCTGCTAGTGCTGACGTGCTTATTGCTAAAATACCTACTGCTAATGCTAATTTTTTCATATCTTTCTTCCCTTTTTGTTTAAGTTACTAATATATTATACACTGTTTTACTGTATTGTCAATGGTTAAAATTGTATGTAAAACAGTTACTTATAGTCGTTTTGTTGCTGTAAGTCCTATATATGCTTGAGCAACTCTAGTACCTTTGTCATACACTACACAATCATAGTACATATACGAGCCTTTTTTCTTATCCAATGTAGCAGTATACTGTAACTTTGCTCCAGGTAAAACGGGCCTTCTAAACTTCACCTTGTCTATAGATGCGACCATTGCAACAAAGTTTTCGTCAATGTCAGTAGAGACGCTGTGCATAGCGTGTAGGCCGGCTGTTTGGTTACATCCTTCTATTAGATGTATCCCAGGCCATATGGGGAAATGTGGAAAGTGTCCTTTCAACACAGGGTGGTCGTATGGTACAGTGTACTTTGCAGTAATGTCGGTATCGTCTACTATTGAATGACTGTCTATAAACAGTATAGGGTCTAAATGGGGCAGTTTCATAAATTTCCTGAGAAGTATTTTAAATCCTCGCCACCTAGTCTGAACCAAGCCGCGTCATTTTCATCATAGAACGCAACTTTTTTCTTGCTCAAGTAGTAGGGTCTTTTCATTGCTTGGTCTAAATTTACCAGAACTATTCCTGTAATAGGTTGCTCTAGATAAAATTCTGTTGCAGTAAAGTGCCTACTCATTAGTTTATGTCCTATTGATGTTAGGCGTAATCCTGTTGGTTCGTTATCTACTAATCTAAAGTTTTTAAACAATGCATAACATTGTGCTTCGGGAGACTGATCAGTAAAATTTTCGATAGTACGAGTTAAATTCTTAGAGATAAATTCCGCTATCTGATATTGAACAGGTTTACTGCTGTTTAATTTCATCCTCAGTAACCTCTGTGCCTATGTCTAATTTAACAACCTTGAAATCGTCTGATTGAAATATCTTATTCAATCTCTCTGCTAAGTTAAAAGCATGTCCTGGGTTACTAAATGAAACCTTTTTATATTTTGGGCCTGGGTAACTCACAAGTGTATTTAAAATTCGTAAGTTAATAGGCTTTTGTTCGTAGAATACGCTGTATATTGCATCAGCACTTAGTACTTGTTCGGACTTGTATGTGTGCTTGTTAACGGATTCTAGTAAAATCTTTGGTTTTGGTCTACTCATTGTATGTGTCTCCTGTATACACATATTTATCAATTTTCATCCATTATAATATGCTTTAATTCAGTAGTTCTTTTAACTCACCATTGGCATGCATTTCGGTAATAATATCACATCCGCCTGCAAGTTCACCTTTAACAAACAGTTGTGGGAATGTAGGCCAATCACTAATACTAGGCAATGTTGCTCTAACTTCAGGGTCTGATAATACATCAACGTATCCAAATGGCTTACCTACTTCTTTTAAACATTGCACTACTTTAGCACTAAACCCACACTGTGGTTGGTTTGGGTTACCTTTCATAAACAATACCACATCATTAGATGCAATCATTTCTTTAATGTTCTTTTCTATTTCGCTCATTTGCCTAATCCCTCACGCATTACTAGTGCTTTAAAGTTATCATATCCGCCGATCTTCTCACCGTCTACTATAATTTGAGGAAATGTTCTAGCACCTGGGAATGTTTCCATTAGTTGCTCACGTTCAAAATCCTCACCTAGCATGTATACTTCTAGGTCGTATCCTTTCTGTTCTGCTAGTCGTTTTGCCATGTCGCAGTATGGACATTGTGGTTTGCTATAAATTACTACTTTCATTTTTCCTCTCTTATTATTAGTTTAATACTACTGACAGTTTACACATAATTAGATCTTGCTTACTTTTAAACGTTAAACACATTGTTTGATCCTTATGCCAATCCGCTCTATCGTAGTCCATATTCTCATGTGGTATAAAATACCAACCCCATTCATCTTCTACTACACTCTCCAACCAAGTAACTATGGTCATTGGTAACGATGCTACCGAAGTCTTCCAAGTATAATCGTAATGAACGTTATACTCGCCTTCTATCATTCTTCTGTAAACTTGCCGCCATCGCCGACAATTGCTGTGTTGTTTAGTTTACGTTGCGCCTTTACTGCATCAGCAGACGGAGCAACTGTATCTAATACAGTGTTTAAGTAATTCACATCAAATGTTGCTTGTGATATGTTTTCTTTTTTTAAGTTCCTAACGTGAGCTACTAACTTTTGAAACTCATTCACAGCTCTTGCTTGCGAAGTTTATTCAATTGTTTCATATGTTGCTTACATTCGATCTTAGTCTTATAAGGCCCTCTAAAACCATATTCAAGTAGTGTAGTTAACTTAGGTCCGTGGCCTTGTTTCCAGCCCTTATCAAAGTTAATGCAATACCAACCGGCTGCATAAAACACTTCACTGCCTTCGGATTTTAAATACAACGGTACATCATCTCTATAGTTTTCATTACCTGGTTCAATTGGGATAGGGTTTGCATAATCTATAGCATGTCCTTTGATGTAAAACTCATCTCGGGTCATTGTTGGCTTTTCGATTTGATCTTCAAACAGTGTAATGTTACCAAAGTGTTCACTTACTTCTTCTTCAGTGTCATATACTTCAATAGACTTGCCCGAGATAAAAGTAAACCGATCTTGTATATTCTTATTTAGAATACCAATACGCTTGTCTCCCTTTTGCACTATCCATGCTTCGCTACTAATTTGTTGTAATTTTGTTTTCATATCAATCATGTGTGTTCCTCTTTTTGTTCTAGTCTGTTGGGTAAATGTATAATTCTTGTAATTCTGGTCTAAGTGCTTTAGGCCATTTTCCTTCTACACATTTTTCAACATCTACTGGACTAACTCCGTCCTTTAGCATTTCTTTGTGTGAGCTTAGTTTTACACCTTCAGCCCACGGTTGTTGTAAACAAGGCTGTGAATGGTCTACCCATTTAAAGTCATCAAACGCTGGGTCTTCCAACTCACCGTATAATACATTTCTATGTGCAACACGTTTAAAAATAGTTGCGCCTTGGTCTGTTGTTGTATATAATGTGCCTTCTTTGCCATATCCAATTACTGCCTGGTCATGTCCGTCAAGCACACACTGACGTCTTTGCATGTGATCTAAATAGAATCCATCTGGTCCTACTCCCATCGGTGCATGGTCATCTCTGTCTAGCGTTGGGTGTGGAATAATTCTATCACCGTCTGGTTGGAATGTACCTACCAAGTCACTGTAGTTCTCACTGATCCAATATTTTTCAATATTATCCCATTCTTCTAAAGTTACTGTAGTATCCTCACCTTTAAACGTTTTTGTGAATCCATCTCTTCCACCATTGATCGCACTGTATGATAACTCGTCATTAATGCTAACGGTTAGCTCTTGTGTTGGTATATTAAAACTCCAATCTAACACTAGGTGCGGTAAATTACTATCTGCCATTTGTTTCTCCATTAAAATGTATTGCAAAATATTCTTCATCTAACTTGGACATGTCGTCGTCCTTGTTAAACAGTTGTTTGTACTTACCGCCAAATAATCTGCGGTATAGTGTTTCTCCTTTATCGGGCGACTCGTAAATCCACTTAGGATCTTTCATAGGCCATGTGCCTGCTAATATTTTCTCAGCCTTGCTCATATCGTCCATTTAAAAACTCCGAGTAATCGCCTGGGTTCTCACTCATTCTCATTAAATTGTGCCTAGCACAAAACTTCATAAAATGTATACCAACTTGTCCAATTGGTGCCTTGGTCTTTGCTTCTTCGATTCTAGCAATGCACTCTGTTTTAATTTCATCAGGCTGTAGTGTTAAGTCAATGAGTATCTTGTTACGTTCAAAGTCGTCTCTAACTCTGTGCTCTTGCTCTTCGTGATCAACCCAACGTTGTAGCATAAAGTTATTAAAGTTAAAGCCGCCTGTGTTACGGTCTTCAAATGCTTCGCGTATGCCTGTCTTATTCTTGCTACCTTTAGTTCTAGCACCTGGGTAGGCACTAAAGACATTGTCACTAGTATCACCACGCACACACTTTTCAAACAGTATCCATTCAGGATCTGGTGCTTCAAGTGGTAACTTGGTCTTCTTGTTAATAAGAGCCTCACCTGTCTTGCCACTAGTAATGCCTGTAATAGCAACAATTTTATCCTGTACCCCATCGTACTGCGATACGTTAGGTGCAATCAACTGATGAAAGTCTGTGTCACTACTAACAATAATATGATTGTCGTCTGGGTGTTGTTGTATCCAAGTAGCAATCATGTCATCTGCTTCTGCATTGCCCTGTCTAACAACACTGCTGTTAGTCTTCTCATCTAAGAATGCTAACATGTCATTATATGCTTCAAAGAACAACTCGTCGTCCTCTTGTTCTCTAGGTGAACGTTTGTCTGCAATCACTTTACGATTTGCTTTGTACGGTGTGTAGAAGTCTTTACGCCACGAACGACCTTCCAAGCAAAATATAACGTGAGTACCGTTAAAGTCACGCCATGCTTTCTTAACACTGTTAAACATAATGTGCATAGCCATACCGATCTTCATGTCCATGTCATTACCGCGAGCAACGTGTTTTGCTCTAAAGAACATATTCATGCTGTCTACTATTATGAATGTTTGTTTTTGCATGTTATTGTTTACCGTAGTTGTTTGTTTAGTGTCTAAGTTTAACATAGGTTGTAGGCCAATGTCAATCATTTAATAAGTCATCGAATGGTGATTCTTTTAGCTCTGCTTCTCTAATTGTTTCAAAGTCTCTAGCTAGGTCGTATGACAAGTGCTGTTTAAAGTGTTCTAGTACATACGTTACTTCACCTGTAGTAAATTCAGCGAGCTGTTGTTCTACAACTGGCTCAATTGCCTTTACTAACTTAATCAGTTTGGTCTTTGCTGTCTGCTCTAACGACGACATCAGTTGCTCCTGTACCAGCTGGATCTGTTTCTTGTAACCCAAAGTCTAAGTCTGCATTTTCTTGTACTAGTACAGTTCTGCATACGTCATTAAACCATTTGTTCACAATCTCTTCATCGTTTGCAGCAGTATAACCGTTGTTATGTAACATCTCAATAAAGTGATCGTTCCAGTCTAGTTCAATATAGCCTGCTTGGGCGTTCTCAGGATTTACACCTAACTCTAATACATTTACCCAAGGTTCTTCTTTTAGATTAGCAACCTTCTTTTCAAACTCAACCTTGCCAATCTTCTCATTTTTAAGATCGATCTCTAACTCAGCAACCTGTCCGTCGACTTCATTGTCAACATCAATTAAGGCTAATTGCTTTTCTAAGTCGGAACCTTCGTAATAATATTCAGCCTCTGCTATAAGCCTAGACTTACCTTTGAGACCCCAACTTGCTGGTATCATACCAAACGGTATTTTAGTTTTCTTCTTCATTCTTTTCCTCTCTTAAATGTGTGTAGTATTTTAAACTGCATTCAGCGCCGCAAAATACTTTAGTTTGATCGGCTGTGTGATACTTTATATCTGTACCGTGTAGTTTCTTTCCGCATATATTACATGGATACATATTATTTTCCTATTGCATTTCCGTAAATATGAGCATGGACACGACTAGTATAATAGTAGCCACGTTGTATAGCTTCATCTGCAATAATAGCTTCTGTCATCTTAAGTCCCTCGACAGTACCACCAACACCCATAATCCATACAGGCCAAGTAACACCAGCTTCTCTAAATGCTAGTATATGTTCTTCTACTTCGTCCCAACTCTCGCTGGAGCCGTTTACTACGAATTTTAATTGTCCTTTATTGCTTGCCTTAGCATAGTCTGCGACTATTTCAGGTCTTATTGCACGTTTACTTACCTCACCGGCAGTGGTCCACAGTTTAGGTGAAACACTCCAATACCATTCAATATCATTGGATTTCTCATCAGGTATAATTCCACCATACTCTGAACTAATGTGCATGTCGTCTATTAGATCGACTAAGTCTGCTTGTATAGCTTTAGTTCCGTTTGTCTCTACTGTAACTCTAGCAGGACAATCACCACGCTTTGCAAACTCACGCATAATGGCAACCATACTTAGTTGTGCTTGTTTAAGCATTGGCTCGCCGCCTGTAAACACCATGTCAGCACTTTGTCCTGTCCTAGCATGCTTGAATGTACTTGTGGGTAATAACGCTGTAAGCTCGTCTACAGCCTCCTCTACAGTACGATCTGTTATGAGATGCTTATACTTCTTAGCCCATGTATATGAACTGTCACATCCTTTGTCAAATACAGGAAGTTCTTCTACTACCTTAATCTCAGAGATGTCTATAGTCTCGTAAGGCAGTTCCCATGTGTCAGGCTTAGTAGGCTCATCTTGTCCAAAGCCGTTACACTGTAAGTTACACAAGAAAAAACGTATCCACAAACTAGGAATGCCCACATACGCACCTTCGCCTTGTGGACTATAGAATGTTTCACTATATTTTAAATTCATGTATATTCGCCTTTAATAATGTATGTATTATACAGTATGTTCATACTCGTGTCAATCTACAAATGCTCTTTCAAGCATAAAGTCGCCTGATTCGCCAACATTGCCTTCAATCCAGCCTTGTTCTTTAAACATAGCTCTGCATTGTTTATTTAGGTCTGTTGACCCACACACCATAACAGAATCTCGACCTAGTGTAAGTCCACCTTCTATGAACTCATCGATGTGGTCCCAAAACCTGCCCTTGCGTGGATAGTCTTCTCTGGTAACACTGTCTATGTATAGGAATGGTAGGTCTGTTTCTAGTAGTGCTAATTCTGGTCTGTATGCTAGTTCGTTCTTGTTCCTAACTGTGTGGAACAAAAATATGTTATCGTACTTTTCGTATGTTTCAAAGTCTCTGCAAATGCTCATAAAAGGAGCAATGCCTGTGCCTGTTGAAAGCATTACCAAGTTCTTAGTTGGTTTAAGGTAATCAATTACCAAACTACCTGTACACTTAGGCTTAATTAGTACTTCACTACCAACTTCAATGAGCTGTAACTTACTAGTGAGTGGACCGTCTTCTACTTTAATACTTAGAAACTCAATATGGTCATCGTAGTTAGTACTCACAATGCTGTATGCTCTCCAAATAGGCTTTGGCTCTACATCCAATCCAATCATAGCAAACTCACCGTTCTTGAAACGGAAACTTTTATCACGAGTTGTTTTAAAACTAAACAACCTATCACTGTAGTGTGTTACACTTATTACTTTTTCTACAAGCATTGTATTTTTACCGTCTCCACTTTCTTCATTCCTAATAGCACTCTTGCTTCATCTCGGACTTCTGCTGTTACTGCGTGACCAAACCCTTCAGGGTCTAGTAGCCTGCGTACAAACTTTTCCATTTGTGCTTCTTTCATACTTATAACATTATCCATAATACAATTCCTATGTAAGTTAAAAAATGAGCAAACTGGTCGACGCCATGTGTTACCCAATACATTCGATCCTGTGGACCGTACCCTCTGCTCTTCCATACATTACTTTTAACATAATCTATATGATAATGTAAAACTGCATCTGCTATTGCTAGTGCCAGCGATATTGGCCATCCTGTACTGAATAACTCTAATACTACAAAAGTTAGTGTACCGTGGTAACCAGCATGAGCTACACCACCTGGACCGCCATATATGGCTTTGTCCTTCATCATCCAACTGTATTGCATAAAGTAATCAGCAATAATATGCTTAACCATTAAGCAAGTAAGTAGGTTGATCACCAGCAGTTCATTAGACATTATCACTTTCTTTTACAAACACACCGTCTATCATTTTACCTTTACGGTCTTTGATATCGTTGTATGCTTGGTCCAGGCATTCTGTAATACTAACATTATTGCGTTCTGCAATGTTTATTAGTACAACAATCATATCTCCAATATCATCTTTGACATCACGTTGCTTACAGATGTTATCACTTAGTTCACCCATCTCTTGGATAAGTTTTGCTAGTTGATCTTTGTCTGTTGCACCATCAATTAGATTACGGTCTCTGTGCCATTGTCTAATATCGTGAGTGCGTTCGATCATTAATTGTGTTTCTGTGTTTGCCATTAATCCATTCCGCCATTGTTAATTGAATTTAATATTACATCTGGTTCAATGTCGCCTATCTCTTGTCGTATAGCTTGATACACACATTCATGTAATTCGCTTACTTCATAGTGATTTGCATCAGCCTTAAGATCAAAGTATATGTCTTCGATAACCTTTACGAGTCCTGTATTGTAAATTATATCAAAGTCTAAACAGCCCGGTTTAATACTGTGTCCGTAATCTAGTAGCCCAAAGAAAAGTGTTTCGTTAACGCTAATGGTTTCAAGTAGGATGTCTTTATCATCGCCTCTATTGATTAGAGTAATACCGTCTTTGTATTGGGTGTTAGAATCCGCTAGTACTTCAACACACTGGAATACTTCGTCTACTGTTATTGGAAATCTTTTACAGATCCAGTCTAAGTTTTGTCTGTCTAAAACTGCATCACCAACATCGTCGACTAATACTGCCGAGCCTGCAATAACTAATAAGTTATCATTACCTCTAGTTTCTATTCCCATTACTTACCACACGCATGTTGTTGTTGTAAATGAATGTTATCCATAAATTCCTTCTTGGTACCAGGATCTGTTTTAAAGAACCCTTCTAGTACAGTTGTTTGTGTTAAACTACTAGTAGCCATAATGCCTCTATTCTCACAACAACCATGCGTTGCTTGAATATAAACACCTACATTCTCTGAACCAGTAGCCCTCTGTATCTCCCTAGTAATATCATTACATAGTTCTTCTTGTAATGTACCACGCCTAGCACACCATTGTGCTATTCTTGTGTACTTGCTTAGGCCAATTAGTTTCTCCGCGGCAATGATACCGATGTATGCTACACCAGTCACTGGTTGATGGTGATGTGAACACATACTTTTAAGTTCACTACGCACAACCAGCATGCCTTTATAACCATCATCTAGATGATTAGGAAATGCTGTTGCATTAGGCATACCAACATAACGCCCTTCCATAATTTCCTTGTAGTACATCTTTGCTAACCGTCTTGCTGTTCCGTGACTATTCGGATCATTGAATCTATCAATAACTAGTGCATCTAGTACACCTTCGAATGCTTCGGTTGCTTCGTCAATTAGTAATTCTTGATCACCTTCTTTGAGGTGTTCTGAGATGTTATCTCCTGCCCAGTAACGAGTGTTACTATCTTGTAATCGTTTGATTACTTCTTCATGCTTTTTCATTTCTTCTCCGAGTTTAAGACGAGGATGTCTTGTTTAGTTTAATTATTCCTGTTTCCCAATTTTCAGCAACATCTTCAGCATAGTGAATACTTTTGCCTAGTAATGTTCTACTTTCCATTAGTTTGTTTCCTTGAAAAAGGTCTACCACATATACCATATCTGGTCCACCACTACCGTTGCCAGCATATACTGTTTTACGAATTTTTGCTGTCTTTTTTGTATTCATTTTGTTTCCTTAAAGTTCCACCATTGTTCGTAAGGAAAAACTACCCATGGATCGTAATCCGGAGTTAGTTCCCTTGCGTAAAAATCTACTTGTTCAAAACTGCTTGTGGACTTACTAAGTAGTGTAGCATATTTTAGTTGAATGTCTACCATTTCCTGTGCAGCCCATGTAAATATAAAGTCGTCAATACCTAACAGTGTTGCACCTGTGTCGTTTATGTCGTCAACTAACAGTATCTTATCATGTTGGTGCTTGTCTAAGATGTGTCGCAATGTGCTTTCGTCTTGTAACTCGCCATCTCTTAATTGCCACCTGAATCCTTCAAATGGTACATCAAAGTAATGACTAAGCATAACGCCTGGGAAGTATGCACCTCTGCCAGGTCCAATTATAACATCTGGCTTGTACTGTGCAACGGACATATCTCTAACAATATGTTGTAAGTCACCAGTTAGTGTTTCGTAGTCATAAAATAACTTCACTTCTGCTTCTTCTCCCACTCGAATGAATGTGCGACTATCTCATCTAATCCGTAGATTGGACTCCAGCCTAGTTCATCTCTAGCCTTAGTGATGTCAGCATACGTCTTAGGTGGATCACCTGCACGTCTATCAACTACTTCGTAGTTTACCTTCTCACCTGTTACACGTTCGAATGCTTCAATTACTTGCATTACACTATTAGGACTAGACTGCCCTAAGTTAAATGTATTACTAGTACCTTTGTCATCTAAATAGTTAAGTGCGGCTAAATGTGCTGTAGCAATGTCAAACACATGAGTATAGTCTCTTTCACAAGTACCGTCATCGGTGTCGTAGTCGTTACCAAACACTTGGATTGGTTCCTGTTTAATAATTGCTCTAGCAATAATAGGCACTAAATGACTTGCTGGGTTTTGTACATACCCGTGTGTATTATCTGGTGCTGCACCTGCGGCATTAAAGTATCGTAAGTTCACAAACTTCATTCCGTATGCTCTATCATAGTCAGGTAGCATATCCTCAACCATCTTCTTAGTAAGTCCGTATGCACTTATAGGATTGGTTGCAGTGTCTTCAGTAGTAGGAAAGTTTTGTATGTCTCCATACACTGAACTTGAACTACTAAATATAAATTTCTTAACGCCAGCTTCAACTGCATTATTAATCAAGTTAATTGTGTTTGCTACGTTGTTGCCGTAAAATACACCTGGGTCTGTTACACTGCGTCCAACCTCATGGTCAGCTGCAAAGTGCATAATTGAATCAGGTTTTGTTAGATTAATAACACCTTTCATTTGATGATTGTTTAAATCAAATGGGTATTGTGTTACTCCGGGTATTTCCTTCTTGACCCGGTCTACATTTATAACATTGTGTCCTGCGGCTACAAGTAAGCGACATACCATGCCACCTATGTATCCACTACCACCTGTTACTAATACTGTTTTCGCTTCTGCGTTACTTTTATTCATATTTTGCCTTTGCTACATGTTTACGGAAACCCCAATCGTTTCTCGCCCATTGTTCACCATTGCCTTCTAATACATCTATTGTACGGTCAATAGTTCCATTTTGGTAATCACTTATCTTACCGATATTATACGCTAATAGGTCGTTGTTGTCAATTGAATTAAACATCTTAGTCAACTTTTCCTGTGCGTCATCGATACTCCATGGTACATATAAATGGTTACCGTTGTTAGCAAATACTTCTGGGAAACTTCTATATGCTGGATATAGTGTTAAAGTACCCATGGTGTCTGCTTCGCTTACTGTATTGCTTACCCAGTCCTGTAAAGCACAATTAAACAACACCTGGCTATCTGCTAAGTAGTTGTAATAATCATTCTTCTTAAGTCCTGTATAAACTTTAAAGTTTGCTGTATTACCCTCTTGTAATGCCATGGCACGATCTACATACGCTTGGTCATTACTCTTTAGTTCTGGGTGGCCGCAAAATATAGCAAACTCTACACTAGGGTCTACTTTATAATACGATTCTGCTAAGTCCATATAAAAGTGAGGTTGCTTCTCATCATCCCAACGAGCGGCAAAGCCAACACGTCTAGTTCTAGTAATGAGAGTTTTAAGTTCTGGTACACGTTCTTGTACTTCTTCTTTACCATATGGTAAACCTGTAACATAGATTGGTGCCTTGAATCCTGCAATCCTTAGATGTGCAACAAACTCTTCAGAGGCTACGCAAATACCAGATACAAATTTATCTAGCATCTGTTCGTACTTACGCATCCATTCAAACATACCTTCTCTAATTAAGAAGTCGTCTGGGTCAGTTGTTTGTGCTAAGAATCTAACAAACACTTTGGGTCTATATTCTGGTGGGGATTGATCCATGATGTACGGTAAACACTCTAGTCCTGGTGTAAACATATCTTCATAAAAGATAACATCATCACTAGTAAGCTCTCCATTCTTCATCTTTTGAACAAGGTCCATAGTCTGTGATAAACTATAATATGAACGTCCATGAGCATCTAACACACTACCTGTTACAATAGCTTTACTGTTATCTAACTCGTCACCGACAATGACTTCATAGTCAAGTCCGCGGTGATTGAATACTCTTTCGTTCCAATCTTGTAGTTGTAAAGTGTAGCGAGCCTCGTAACTCTCTAAACCCATATAAAATAGTTTTCTCATTTCTTTGTTTCCTTCTCCGGTGTTGGTGGAGTATTGCTAGGGATTTCACCATAATCAACAACTTGCGTTACTTTGTCTGATAAACCTCCAGCATCAGTATTTAGAAGTTTTTTATCATTTACTACTGATTTTTTCGATTTTTTGCTAGGCATAGTTGTCTCGTTAATAAATTGGTCGTTCTGCTCTCAAAGAACACAAATTACATTGCGTTCTTTTTGTCTTGGATTTCACCACGTCTTGCTTTAGCAAGTTTAGTTAAGTCCATCAATGCACCACGTGCTCTTGCGGCTGATGCTTTAACACCATTGTTTTCGAACTTATCGTTCTCAGCAAGGTATGTTTCTAATGCCGCTTTTATTTGTAAATGAGTTTCTGTCATTTTATTCTCCTGTTGTTGTTATAGGGTTTAGCCGTTAATACGACCAAATTCCCATTCCATTTCACAGCCGTTTTCATTATCTTCGGCTACTGAAATCCTTACCCAGCGATTAGGATAACGTTCGTTAATCTCTTTCGCTAAGTCCTCTGCGATCATCTCGCAAGATTTATAATCTAGTTGGAGTTCTGCATTTCCATACAGTTTCTCCAACCATCTTTTAAATTGTATGAACTCTATATCTCTATCATCATGGAACACTTCAATCCACACTTTAAAGTGGAATGTGTGTCTATGCGGATAGCCTAGGAAACTGACGTCGTACTCGTCGCCAGTCGCCAAGTTAGGATCAGTTAATGCCGCAGGATACTTATGTATACCTTCTTTACTAAATGTTACCCAGATACTTCTCATACTATTCCTTAAACAATATTAGTTGCTTGTAAGCCTTTATCGCCTTGAATTACATCATATGTAACTTCTTGGTTTTCAGCTAACGATTTGTAACCATCACCTTGGATTGCTGTGTGATGTGCAAACACATCTGCTGTTCCGTCAGTCGGTGCTATAAATCCAAACCCTTTGGTTGAATCAAACCATTTTACTTTTCCTGTTGCCATTCTATCTTCCTCTTTTTGAAGTCTTACCTTCGTTGTTAAATTCTAAAGGTACTTCCTTCAAAACTACATGCCCATATGGACTATGTTCTTTCATCCTGCTTGTTGTGCCCACAGCAAGGATATCATAATCACCGCTACAATTAGCAACGGCGAATAGTTAATTAATAAATTTTTATCTTGTTTGTTCATTTTAATACGTTCCGATTATGCTTTATAAACTCTCTTATTACATGCGTACCATATGCCGCCCATGCAAACGTGAAGATAAACCATACTAATAATTCAATCATTAAAATGCTTCAATGCTTGTTCTCTAGTTAATCCCATTTCTTTCAACTTTTCATCAATATCAAAGTCATAGTATTGGCCTGTGATCTTTCGCAGTTTATTACGCTCGGTTAGCATTACACTGCTCTCCCACACAATCATCATACCTATTACGCATATGATTAATCCAACTATGAAGTAAAGGATATCAATCATTGTAGTATTCGCTTTCACTCATTGCTACTAGCTTTTCTTTAAATTCTGTAACTAAGTCAACTAGATCCTGTATCTCATTGAGATCTTCTCTGGTGTCAATTTCTAATTCTATTTTTATTTTCACGCTTTTACGTCCTTAAATACATCTTTAGTAGCTAGTATACTACAAAAACCATTGCTAGTCAACCTTTTCATACTATGTGGTTCTCTCTTTCTTTTTTGGCAGTGCGGGTTACACCGTCCTTACTTTTGTACTCACTAGTAATACCTTTAGTACCACCGGCACCAAATATTAAACTAAGGATAGCATATAAACTTACTATCATACATACTATTACTGCCGCTAAAATTACACCGTCCATTAGTCTATTATTTCATCTTTGGTGTATTTAGACCAATCAGTAAATACTTCTCGGTCTAGCATGTCGTGTACACTGTGAACCCAAACACCTGGATTGGTTGCTTTAAAGTCTTTGTCATCTATCTTAATACACGCATTATAATTTAACTGGCTAATATAAGGTAACTTAATACTAATCATTGGGATAAAAGTGTCATACTCTGTCATACCACCTTCGAGTACATTTTCATGGTGCCGGACATCATAGTCCAGTGTTACCCATATATCACTCTTTAGTAGTTCTATTAACATAAAGTCCCAATCCTTCCAATCTGTATGATCTTGAGGATCGAAACTCATATTAGCACCGAGATAGATATGAGGACAGTTGTTATTCAACGCCCTAGCAAGTATCTCCTTAGGATTCTGTAAGCCTATGACAAATAATGTTCGTTGTCCGTATGCTGGGCTACGTTCTACTTCTGTTCCTATAAAGAACTTAGTGTCGTCTGTATAACCTTCTCTATCCATATCTAATATAACCTTCTGCTATTAAATTATCAACAAGTGTTGCCGCAGTATTGTGTTCAACCCGTGTACTTGTCATGGGCTTACCGTTATGCATGTATGTGAACTCTACTAACGCTGAATCCTTTATTAGGACTGAAACTTCGTATCCTTCATTAACAAATACACCTTCTATACTGCGATCTATTTCACTCATATTAAAACTCAAAAAACTCGTTCATTACTTCTTCTGTAGACGTATCACTTTCACCTGCAAAACTAACATGCGTTATAAACTCTTTATAGTCTGTGAGCATTTGTCTTGGGTTAGGGTTAGCAGGATTAAAGAAATCCTCTGCAAACTTCTGAAACATCAAAATGTTAGCAGGAACGTAAGGACTAAGTTCGCCTGCCTTACTACTCTTCTTGGCCTTACGCCAGCCTTTGTAATCAAAGTTTTCTCTGAAACGTTCAACATCTGCCAGTCTGTTTGCTTCTTGTACTGCATCAATGTGATTGAACACACTATGACCCATATAATACAAATATGTCTGAGTGTCCCACGTTGTGCTATCACGTTCTGCATATAACTGGTTGCCTTCTGTGTCTAACTTAGGCTCACCGTGCTTGTCTGTGAGTGGTTGTCCTTCGCTAAACTTAAAGTTACCGTTCTTGTCTGCATCGCCTGCATTCATAGTACAAAGGTCGCCCATTGTAAGTCTACTCATTACAGGACTATGTCCAAACGGTGCAGGTAATGTACTACCTACTAGATCTTGTTGATCGAATGCTCTGTCCATGAAGTAACCAAACTTACCTGGTTCAAAGAAATTGTGTGCGTATGTTTGTCCGTATGCTGTATTAACAAAAGGACTTGCCGCATCAAATGATAGTGTGATGTTAGGATTGTCATACTTCCTTAACTGGCGTTGTATTGCTGTTAAGAAACATGCCCATTGTAATTTACCTGTACCTAGGAAGTGTATCCAGTCCTTGCCCTCAAGCAGCCCGTCCTCTCGTAAGTCTAACAAGCGGTTTAAGACACAGTGCATGTCTTTCATATTGATACCTGCAAATGCATAACCTTCTAGTGTGCGTGATGCATCACCATATGCTTCACCTACAAACTTAGGATC